ATCGAGGCCGCGTTCATGCGGTGGGCTCGGGCGACGGATCTGCCAGCCAAACTCCGCACGATACGTCAAGCACGGGCCGAATCGGGCGAGGTGTTCTGCCTGCTGGCCCGGAATCCTCGGCTGTCCTCGCGCGTGCAGCTTGATCTTCGGTTGATCGAAGCGGATCAGGTCGCCACGCCTGACCTGCGCACGAACCAACCCCGCGACCCCCACACCATCGACGGCATTGTCTTCGACAGCTTCGGCAACCCGGTCGAGTACCACGTGCTCAAGCAGCACCCGGGGAACCAGCGGTGGCTGGCCAACCTCGACTACGACCGCATCCCCGCAGCGGTGATGGTCCACTACTTCCGGGCCGACCGACCTGGGCAGAGCCGAGGCATCCCCGATATCACGCCCGCGTTGCCACTGTTTGCCCAGCTGCGGCGGTTCACGCTCGCGGTGATCGCGGCGGCCGAAACAGCGGCGGACTTCGCGGGCGTGCTCTACACCGATGCGCCGGCCAACGGTGAGGCTGAGGATGTCGAGCCGATGGACGCGATCGAGCTTGAGCAACGCATGCTGCTGACCATGCCCGGCGGCTGGAAGATGGCGCAGCTCAAGGCCGAGCAGCCTTCGACGACCTACGGCGACTTCAAACGCGAGATCCTCAACGAGATCGCGCGGTGCCTGAACATGCCGTTCAATGTCGCTGCGGGGAACTCATCGGGGTACAACTACGCCAGCGGTCGGCTCGACCACCAGACCTATTTCAAGTCCATCCGGATCGAGCAGGCGCACATCGAGCGTGTCGTGCTCGATCGCATTTTCAACGCATGGCTCGATGAGGCCGTGCTGGTAGAGGGATTGCTGCCGCAGTCCATGCGGATGCGAGATGCTTCTCGGAATCACCTGTGGTTCTGGGACGGCAACGAGCACGTCGACCCGGCCAAGGAAGCCAATGCGCAGGCGACGCGACTGAGCAGCCGGACGACATCGCTGGCGCGTGAGTACGCCAAGCAGGGGCTCGACTGGGAGGCCGAGCTGCGGCAGATCGCCAAGGAACGAGAACTCATGGAATCGCTCGGGATTCAGGTCCCGGATGCACCGGGAGCTCCGGCTGTTGCCGACCCCGCATCGACCGAGGAGACAAACAATGACGACAACGCCTGACATTCTGGCGATCAACTGCGAAGTCGCGATTGAGGCGGCCGCGTCATCGGATGGCGGCGACGGCGCTGATGGGCTGCCGAAGTTCTCGATGGTCGCCTACACCGGCGGGCCGATCCGCACGCTTGGATTCGCCTATCCGGTCGTCGTCAACCTTGACGGCATGACCATCCCGACCCAGCAGCGGCCCGTGCGGTTCCAGCACTCGGCGTTCGAAGGCGTCGGCCACACCGAGCGGATCGCCGTCGAGGACGGTAGGCTCGTGGCCGAGGGCGTCGTCTCGCGGGACACGCGGGCCGCGCGCGAAATCGTCGCCAGCGGGAAGAAGGGCTTCCCGTGGCAGGCGTCGATCGGGGCGTCGGTGGACGAGATCGAGTTCGTCAAGCGCGGCGCCGAGGTGACCGTCAACGGCCGCACGTTCGCCGGCCCCATCTACGTGGCCCACCGGACCACGCTCAACGAGATCAGCTTCGTCGATCTCGGCGCCGACCAGCAGACGCGCGCCCGGATCGCGGCGCAGCACCAGGAGAAGCACGCGATGCCCGACCCCCGGAACGAGAACGCGACGGCGAACGACCAGACGCCGAAGAAGGACGAGCCGGCACCGGATCGCAAGGCGGCGGCGCCCGCGGGCGGCGCCACCATCGCGGCCAGCGACCCGGCCGCCGAGATCGACCGGATCACGGCGCGGGCCCGGGCCGAATCGGAGCGCCGCCAGCGCATCCGGGAGATGACGGCGGAGGTGCTCGCGCAGCGGCCGGAGCTGGCCGACGATTTGGGTAAGCTGGCGCACGCGGCGCTGGAGGCCGGCTGGAAGCCCGACAAGTACCAGCTCGAGGTGATGCGCCTGAGCCGCAGCTACGGCGGCATCGGAGGTCCGCGCCGCCAGGACAGCCGGGTCGAGGGCGAGGTGATCGAAGCGGCGCTGTGCCTGGCCGGCGGGCTCGAGCGGGCCACGCTCGAGGCGCAGTTCTCCGAGCAGACGCTGGAGACGGCAAGCCGGCGGTACCGGCACGGGCTGGGGCTGTGCGAGACGCTGCTGATCTTCGCCCAAGCCAACGGATACCGCGGCTACGGCCGCAGCGACCTGAAGGGGCTGCTCCAGTTCGCCTTCGCGGACGTCCAGGCGTCGGGCTTCAGCACGATGAGCCTGCCGGGCATCCTCAGCAACGTCGCCAACAAGTTCCTCCGGGCGGGGTTCGACGCCGTGGAATCGACGTGGCGCGAGATCGCCGCGATCCGCTCGGTCCGCGACTTCAAGCAGGTCTCCAGCTACTCGCTCACCGGCGGCTTCGTCTACGAGGAGATCCCGCCCGGCGGCGAGCTCAAGCACGCGACGGTCGGCGAGACGGCGTACACGATCCAGGCCAAGACCTACGGCCGGATGTTCGGCATCGACCGGCGCGACCTGATCAACGACGACCTCGACGCCCTGACGGCCGTCCCCCGGCGCCTCGGCCGGGGCGGGGCGCTGAAGCTCAACGACGTGTTCTGGGGCGAGTTCCTCGACAACGCGACGTTCTTCAGCACGGCGAACAACAACTATGCCGAGGGCGTGGACACCGCGCTGGGCATCGACGCGCTGACGCAGGCCGAGCAGCTCTTCCTCGATCAGACCGACCCGGACGGGCATCCGCTCGCGGTCGCGCCGGCGATCCTGCTGGTGCCCAACGCGCTCTACGTGCCGGCCACGCAGATCATGAACTCGACGGAGCTGCGCGATCCGGCGTCCACGAAGAAGACGCCGGTGGCCAATCCGCACGCCGGCAAGTTCCGCCCGGTCCGCTCGAGCTACCTGAGCAACCCGAAGTACACGGGCAGCTCGAGCAAGGCGTGGTACGTGCTCGCCGACCCGGCGGACATGCCGGTCATCGAGGTCGCGTTCCTCAACGGCCAGCAGCAGCCGACGGTCGAAAGCGCCGACGCCGACTTCAACAACCTCGGCATCCAGATGCGCGGCTACCACGACTTCGGCGTCGCGAAGCAGGAGCCGCGCGCTACCCGAGTGGAGATTGTGCCGGTCGCCTGGCACCGCGGGGGGGTGATGGCGGTGTAACTGGCCCACCGTCGGGTATCGGAAAAAGGGGATCTCTTCAGGAGCTTCCGGGGTATCAGTCCACTTCGTGCGCGGTGAGGAACATCGCTTTCCCGAGTGCGTCGAAGAACTGCTGATATGGTTCAGGATTTTCAACCGCGCGCATTTGGTATTGAGCGTTCGCGCGAACCAACAACTGCGTCTGCCCACGGGGTCTAACCGTCACTGTCATGCGCAGCGCATATCGGTCCAGTTTGGTGGCGCTAACAGATCCAAGTGTCTCATCCGCTTCATCGATCACAAATCCCAGATCCTGTAGGGTCGCCATTATCGTCCGGAGCATCTCCGCTTTGTCGGTGGTGTCGAACGCCCGTGATTGAATACTCCGCAACTGCACTTGGCTCTCACCGGCGGCCAGAAGTTGCTCCTTGGACGACTGGCAGCCTGCAGCGCAAGCCAGCAGGAGCAGGACAGGGATTATCAGAGTAAGCTTAGAAGCACTCATATTTCGTGAGCCTCCAAGAAGACAGCCTTGGAAAGTCTCTCAAAGAACGCTTGGTACATCCCAGGTTCGTCGAGTCTCTCGAGCCGTGAAATTTGTCCCGAAGTGTTCCATACAGCCCGCTGGAACGTGACACGTACATTGATTCGGCCACCTACGGGACGTGTGACAACTGACGCTCGGATCTTCTGGTAGTCGTCGACGGGCGTAGATACGCCGAACAGGACGGCCATCATGACGGCGCCGAGAACTTGGCCTGCGTCAGTTGCATCGCGCTCCTTTGTCGCGACGATCAGACCGAGCCTCGTCTCGCTCTCGTCTATGCCGAACCCGAGGTCTTGGAGCAGTGCAGCGCAAGCCGACAGGATCTCCGCCTCATTCGTGGTATCAAACCGACGAGTCTGCAGTTGACGATCTTCCACTGTCTGTGGGTTCATCGCCAAAGCCGACTTCGGTATGGTCGTGCTGCAGCCAGCGAAAACCGAAAGCGCGGCGAGGATGAATAGACCTGAACTGGCTAGGCGTATCGTCTTTCCCCACATAGCAAGCCTCGTTCATCAGAATCGTGAGGTATGGTATGCAACATCGCGTACCCGACCGGCTTCGTCATATTTGATGATGACTGTGAGAGTCCGTTGGCTTCGAGACGCGGCTCCAGCGGCGACAAACCATCGGCTTCCGGAAACCACCACATCCGTCGCGGTCTTGTCGTATATCCAGACCTCTCGCCCCTGCTCGTCCGTGGATACGACATTCGGGCTACCTAGAGCTTCAGCGACCTCGGCCGAACTCATGCCTTTTCGGATCTCACGCTGGACGGTCCCGACGGTCAGGCGATCGCCATCGAGGCCGCTTTGAGTCTCGCGGGCGTGGTAGCTTGCCTCACACCCGGCACACGCCAATGTTGCCACGATGATGAGCCGTAGAAGGAGTGTGGGAATCATGGTGTGCTCTCCGAGGTCCCAGTAAGCCAGTATACGAATTATACAGCTCCGGGATGGCCCTGAGTCAAGATCCCAGGGGATCCCCGTGCTCCGGCTGCGGCGGGCTGGTCGCTGCCCGGATGCAGGCGATCTCGGTTGGCGGCCAGTTTGGAGACCGAGCCGCCGATGGACAAATCGATGTAACCAGAATGCCAGCAGGAGTTTGCCCTCGCCTTGGTGGGGCGAAAGCGAGTGCCTCCTAAGGGGGCTGGTGCTTGGTGCATCTCTGACAAGGCGTGGCCATCAGCTGGCCCACCACGCAGATGTGCTGGTGCTCGGCTCGGCGGCATGGCCCGGGGAATCTGCGGCCCGTTTACGAATCGCCGACCACCTGCGGCTGAGCCGGCTGGACGACTACCCGCAGGCGGCGTGGCTGTCGATCGCCCACGAGCCGGTGGTGGCGTCGGAGCACCTCGACCAGAACCGGCAGCTCACGAGCGTGCTGACCGTGACCTATCGCGTGAAGCGTTGAAGGAGACCTCGCAGTGGCCATCAAACTCGGCATGGAAGCCACGCTCAACTACAAGGTGGGCGGCCAGGGCGGCGCCGGCGCCTGGCTTGAGCTGACGAACACCAAGGACGTGACCCTCTCGCTCGAGGCGGGCGAGGCCGATGTGACCACGCGGGCCAACGACGGCTGGCGGGCGATCGTCGCCACGCTGAAGGAGGCAAGCGTCGAGTTCGAGATGGTGTGGGACACCGGCGACGCCGGATTCGACGCCATCAAGGACGCGTACCTGGCCAACGACATCATCGGCTTCCAGATCCTCGACGGCGACAGCGGCGAGGGCCTCCAAGCGGACTTCATGATCACGTCCTTCTCGCGCAGTGAGGCGCTCGAGGAGGCGATCATGGTCTCGGTCACGGCGAAGGTCACCTACTCGGCCACGCCGCCGAGCTGGATCGGAGGCTAATCCGTGAAGGCCTTCACCGACAACGCCGGGCGATCGTGGGAGATCGAGATCAACGTCGCGGCCGTCAAGCGCGTGCGCGGCCTCACGGGCGTCGACCTGCTGGAGGTCGTCGAGGGCACGCTCATCGAGAAGCTCGTCCGCGATCCGGTGCTCCTGTGCGACGTGATCTACGCCGCCTGCAAGCCGCAGGCCGACGAGCGCGGCGTCAGTGACGAGGACTTCGGCCGGTCGATGGCCGGCGACGCGATCGAGCACGCGACCACGGCGCTGCTGGAGGAACTCGTGTCTTTCTGCCCGAGCCCGAGGGACCGCAGGAACCTCGGGCGGGTGCTGGAGGCGACGCGGCAGGTGATGGAGAAGGCGCGCGACCTGGTCGAGGCCCGGCTCGACGGCGGGGCGCTCGAAGAGATCACCGAGCAGGCGCTGCAGAGTGCCATCGGCTCATCTGGCAGTGCGCCGGCATCCTCGGCATCGACCCGTCCCCCCTGACCCTGCGCGAACTATTCGCGATGGCGCTGGCCCGCCAGCGCCACGACTGGAGCCGGACGAGCAGCCTGATGGCCCTGATCGCCAACACCCAGCGCGACCCCAGGAAGCACCGGGCCTTCAGGCCCGGCGATTTCGATCCGTTCGCGGCGTCCGGCAAGGCGGCGCCCCGGGTGGGCGTCGGCGTCCTCAAGACCGTGTTCATCGACAAGACCATGCCCAAGGAGGTGCTCGAGCAATGAAGTCATGGAAGACGACTCTGGCAGGGATCGCCGCGATCGTCGCCGCCATCGCCCTCGCGATCGCACATCAGTTCGACAGCGACCCAACGACCGCGGCCGACTGGAGCGCGGTCATCACCGCGCTGACCGCCGGCGTCGGCCTCGTGCTGGCCCGCGACAACGACAAGACCAGCGAGCAGGCGGGAGCCCGGTGAGGTGCGCATCGTCGCCCAGATCGTCGCCGCGCTCGCGATCGCACTGTTCCGCTGGCTCGAAGAACGACACGAGAAGGCCAAGACGGCCCAGGTGGCCGAGCGGCATGCTGACGCTCTTCGTCGCATTGGCGATCGGGTGCGCGCCTGGGAGGACCGTGCTCGTGACGGACGACTCGCCGGTGCGGATCGGGCCGGAGACGACGGGACGGGTATACCGCCTGATCGACGGTGACTGGGTGCTGTCGGACGACCGCGTCCAGTTGCCCGAGGGCTGGTACGCCGTGCCGCCCCGCTTCGTGCATCCGGAGGCTCTTGTCAACGATGGATCGTCATGACGCCCTCCAACAACGACCCGCTGTGTCTTCACGGACGAGATCGCGTGCCGGGATCGAACTCGCCATGCAGCCAGCGAACGAAGTTCGTCGCGTGGAGCATGTAGGTCTTCTCGGTGTTCGGCGCGAGGTGTCCGTCCGCGACACGAGTCGCGCACAACTCGCGGTAGCGATTGAGCGCGTCGTCGATCTCGTCCAACGCTTGCCGGCTGATCTGTGCGGTGCTCATGGGCCAATTGTACGCAAAGCAGCCTCATGATCGACATGCGGATCACGAGCCTGTTCTTCGACCGTCCCAAAGTGATGCGGTCGGTCGATCGAGCCAAGCGG